CGTGAACGTTCACGGCATTTGCTTGGACGTCCTACTAGTTACTAGGTCGTCCATTAGTTGGATGTCCTAGCATTTGTTAGGTCGTCCATTTATATACTAGGATTATAAACATTAGTCAAATACTTGCACTCTCGACCCGAATCTGTGCTAAGCTAGTTACATCGAGAGGGAGAGCAAAAAGACACCGTAGCTACTCCGATAGAATCGATGTAATTAAATATTCGTATTGGCCGATCCGCGGTAATGGGAGTCAGCGATTGTGGATGCCTACACTCCAGCCAATACGATGTAAAGTTCGTGCACTGTGTTGTTCGTTAAGTTTCACAGGTAAAAGTTCATATCAGTAAGTCATGGTAATCACACCCTTACTGACGGTATCACTACTACCGTGGATTGTAGATTGCTCTAGTTAAATAACTGGTTCAGCGTTCCAGCGACAATGACAGTGTATTAATGGAGGGCCAGCAGGAATCGCCGTAATGATTGAGTGATTTACGGGTTTTCGTGGCTGGCATCTTAACTCACATAACCGGACATTCTAGAAAAGGATAATTAAATGTCTGACAACGAAGTTGCAACCGTCGCACCCTCAACCAACATTTCTGGCCTCAACGCTGGTGATGGGTTCTTCTCTTCACTTTCGCTGAAGACTCAGGCTGAGCGTGTTGCAATGCTCAAGGCTGTGAATGGTTCTCAGCCTCTCGCGGATAACCTCAACACACCGATTCCTGTTAAGGATATCGTGTGCCAGCAGGTTCAGATTGAGAATGAGGCGACTGGCGTTATCAATGACGCCATTCGTACCACTCTCATCGATGGTGATGGAAACGCGTATCACGCAACCTCTAAGGGTATCTTCACTCAGGTCAAGAACATGATTAACATTCTTGGCAACCCTAACACTTGGGATGAGCCGGTCACTGTGACTGCCACCAAGGAGGGTACTGGAGCTCGTAAGTTCCTCACTCTGTCCTACTGATAGAACCGCTAACAATGGCGGGGTAACGTTTTGTTGCCCCGCCATTGTCGTCTGTAAGGGAGTAAAATGAGTAACTTAGAGAATCTACGCGCGGAGTATCGGCGTATTCGTCGTAACGTCGGCAACAAGATTTCTCGTGTGGAAAAACAGCAGGGAGGGACACTTGCAGGTACGCAGTATGATCCCCGTTCACCTGTAGGGCATGAAAAGAAACTGAACTCGAATCAGTTACGTTCAGCGATTGAGCGTATGCAACAGTTTCAGTCGCGTGGAAATCAGTTTGTTGGTCTGGCTAAAGAGATTGTGCCTAAGTCTGAATGGGTGCGAGTTAATCGTAAGAACATGATGCTACGCGGACGGTCAGAGGAATTCACTTCTAAATTCGCTGATAAGCGATTCCCTAGTAAGGACTTTGACAGTACGGCTAGGGAGTTTCAGAGCCAGTATCATCGTCGTGCAGATGGGCACGAGAATTCACCATTCAACATCGTAGGTTTCAGACCTAAAGATGTGACAACCCTTTCAGCGCTGAAAAGGCTTGAAGCTCGTATTGATAAACAGCTAAAGCCTGAGTTTTTCAGTGAGCATCTAGAGGTTTCTCGTAAACAGCTCATGAAAGGAATGGTGAATAGCGGTGAACCTGAGAATGCAGAAATTGTGCGTCAACTCAACGATGAACAATTCGCCCTCTTATGGTACGCCTCTCCGGTTCCTGAGCTGACTTTCGTTAAGGATAGTGGCAAGGGAATCTCCGACAACGTCGACTCACTGACGGATGATGAAGACCCTGAGGTTAGGTCAATGCTGGTTGCAATTCGTGATGCAAAGGAATTCATGTAGTCATGTCGCTGGATATGAGTTTCAGTGCTTTCCTCTCTAAGCTTGATCCGGCGCTCTATAGCGAAGTTGTCTCAGAGCCTAAGGAACCAGGACGGCCTAAGAGTCGCCAGGGTACTAAGGGTAAGAACTTGGCTCGTGTGAATGTATGTGCAGACTTTGAGACAACCACAGACGCGTTAGATTGTCGTGTGTGGGGATGGGGCCTGGCAGACGTCGAAAAACCTCTGTATGACGATGTTGAGTTAGGCGGCGATATCCACTCTTTCATTGAGAGGATTTCGTCGTTTAACTCGATTTGCTATTTCCATAACCTGCGGTTCGACGGGGCCTTTATTCTTGACTACCTATTGAATAACGGATACGCCCATTTGCAGGGCAACACAGAGTTTGAGGACGGGACATTTAAGACCCTTATCTCGAACATGGGCAAGTTCTATTCAATCACTGTACGTTGGAAAGATGGACACCGCACAGAGTTTAGGGACAGTCTTAAAAAGCTACCCATGTCTGTTCAGCGCGTTGCTAAGTCATTCAATCTAGAAACGTCTAAAGGAGAGATTGACTATAAGTCTTATCGCCCTATTGGTCATGTGATGACGGATGAGGAATCCGATTATATGCGTCGTGATGTTTCTATCATGGCTCAGGCTATGCATGAGGTTATCTCTAGCGGCATGAAAAAGCTGACAGTGGCGTCTGACTCTATGGCTGAGTTTAAGGCACTGTCAGGGGATTTGCTGTATGAAAAGCGTTTCCCTGTTCTCAGCCCTGTGATGGATGCTGAGATTAGGCGTGCATACCGCGGTGGATTCACGTATGCCGATGACAGGTTCAAGGGTAAACAGCTAAAGCAAAAGGGTCTGGTGCTCGACGTCAACTCCCTTTATCCGTCTGTCATGCGTAATCGAATGATTCCGTGGGGAGTGCCGATTTTCAAGCGTGGAGAGGTAGTTCCTACTGAGGATCGACCACTCACTATTTTCTCTGTGACGTTCGTTGCAAAGCTGAAACCTAATCACATTCCCTGTATTCAGATTAAGGGAACCAATATGTTTATTGGTACTGAATACCTGAGGGAGATTAACGAACCAACTACCATGATGGTTTCTAATGTCGATTGGGATTTGTACAATGACCATTACGATATTGAGGTTATCGCGTATGGTGGCGGCTGGCGTTTCAAAGCTCAGGAGGGGATGTTCAATGATTACATCGACAAATGGTCTGAGATTAAGGCCAACTCGAAAGGCGGTCTCCGTGAAATTGCGAAGCTACATCTTAATTCGCTTTACGGTAAATTCGCTTCAAACCCAAATGTTACAGGTAAGATTCCCGTACTCGGTGCAGATGGAATCGTGCATCTTAAACGGGGGCCAGAGGAAACTCGTCCGCCTGTATACACCGCGGCGGGTGTTTTCATTACGGCTTGGGCTAGAGACGTTACTATACGTGCCGCGCAAAATAATTATTCAACGTTCGCATATGCCGACACCGATTCGCTACACTTACTTCAATCTGAGATTCCGAGTTCCATCGATGTTCATCCCACTAGACTAGGGGCTTGGAAACATGAGTATGATTTCCTAGACTCATATTACATTCGGCCTAAGGCTTATCTGGAAAGGATTAACGATGTCAACGAACATGAAGATGATTGTTCTGATTCTTGCACTACGCGGCATGATTACGTTAATCGGATTGCTGGCGTACCTCTTCCGGTATCAGGCGCTCTGGGGATTGAAGACCTCCAAGAGGGCATGATCCTCCACGGTAAGCTTGCTCCCAAGACTGTGAGGGGTGGGGTCGTGCTCGATGATGTGCCGTTCAAGTTGAAACTTGCGGCTTGACATGACGTGTGAATGTATGTAGAGTAGGGAACGTAACGAACCGGGGAGGGGAAACCTCCCCGGTTCCCCAAATCCAAAACCGGGCAACCTAAGGAAAATCATGACTGACGCAAAGCTCCCCAACTTCTCTTTCGGCACATACACCAAGGCTGAGCCTAAGCGCCGCGTGGAGAACATCTACATTCACGTTCTCACCGAGCTTATCTCCGCAACTGACGCGTGGATTGCTCAGGGAAACAAGTACAACACTGACGGTCAGCCGTCTTTCACTGTCGATCTTGAGGCTGACAGCTATAAAGGTGAGATTATCAAGATTCAGGCTGGTGCCCGTGAGCTTGGCAAGACGGCTCGGATCGTGAACCGTGACCTGTCTGGCGTAGAGCTGGCAGGTCTCGATGAGGACGGAGAGGACGTCCTGACAGGTCTCGCACTGGTGACAGTCATCGTCACCCCCAAGGGCAAGGGCCGCAAGCGTAAGGCCGTCTCCGACGCGCCAGGCGCGCCCGCTGAGGCCCCGGCAGAGGCCGCCGTGGAGGAGGACCCGGCCGCCTGACACGCGGCCCCACAGACGCCGTGGCCCCAGCTAGGCCCTCCAGAGTAGTCGTTTCAACGCTGGCGTTGGTTCGCCGATTCGTCTATGCTTAGGGTTAGCAACCTGTCAGGTTCGCCTACTGGATGCCCGGTTAATCAAAGGAAACGGGAGGATCATGTAATTGATCCTCCCGTTTCTGATATGTAAACACTTAACAGGGATAAAACAATGGGTGCATATGAAGACTACCTTAACAGTCTAGAGGGCAAGGAAGACCTTGTACTCGATGACGTGATTAAGGAACTTACCAACAAGCATAATGAAGATGTTGGTACATGGGGAGCTAAAGTCGAAACTCTTACAGGAACCGTTGCTGAAAAGGACGGTTCGATTGCCTCAATCACCAGTGAACTCACTGCACAAAAGGCAAAGAATCTCGATCTTTACATGCAACTCCCCGGAGACAATGGTGAGCCTAAAGAGCCTGACGAAAAGGGCGAGGTCACTCTAGAAAACGTCACAATTGACGATCTATTCAGCAAGGGTTAAACAATGGTAAAAGACATTCGACCACTGGTAGCGGATTACGATAACGCGTATTGGATGAACGCGATTCGTAAAGTCTCAGGCAATGAATACGCCGACCGCGTGCCAGAAGTCACACAGGCAAACATTCAATCGACGATTGAGGACATGTGGAATGTTCCTCTTCTCCGAAACAAGTTCATCGATGCGCTCATTAACCGTATTGGCATGGTGGTTTTCCAGAATCTTTCATGGAACAACCCTCTAGCCAAGTTCAAGCGTGGAACGCTTGCCTACGGTGAAACTATCGAAGAAATCATGGGCGGCCTTCTAGAGGCGTCCAGCTATGACACTGACCGCGACGAACTCGAAAAGGAAATCTTCGGGGCGATGACCCCGGAAGTTCAGGCATCCTACCACTCGGTCAACCGCCGTGACCGTTACAAGCTGACGGTTAAGGAACCTGAACTACGTAAGGCATTCCTCGCGGATAACGGTCTAAGCACGTTCATCACTAACCTGATGTCTATGCTTCAGAACTCCGATCAGTGGGATGAATTCCTCATCATGGCCAATCTGTTCAAGCAGATGGACCTAGCTGACGGGTACTTCATTGACAAGGTCGCTGACCTGTCATCCGTTACCGCAAATGGTGATGACGCGCGTTACATGCTAAAGCGTCTTCGCAATTTCAGTAACACTCTCCCGTTCGTGTCACGAATCTACAATCCCGCAGGACTTCCCACGGCGGTTCAGCCTAGTGAGCTAGAGCTATTCGTCAGCGCTAGTGCAGATGCCGCAATGGATGTTGACGCACTCGCGGCGGCATTCAACATCGGTAAGGCTGAGTTTGCGTCACGTAAGACAGTCCTAGCCGACCGTCACATGGAAGAGATTGCGGAGGGCACTCAGGCAATTCTTACCACACGTAATTTCTTCATGTGTGCCGATCAGCGAATTGAGACAACCTCTCAGTTCAACCCAGTGACACTCGCCAACAACTACTGGCTACATCACTGGGGCGTTTACAGTGTTAGCCGTTTCGCTCCGACTATCATGTTCAGTAGCACACGCGAAAGCACGGTTATCAGCGTGAACGAAACACCTGTGACCGGGGCAGGCACGCCTACCGTTAACAGCTACAACAGCGATACAAACGCCTGGACCGCGGTTACCAAGGTCGAGCGTGGACAGCGTTACGCAGTATGGGCTAACGCCGTCACAACCCCGGCAGGAGGTTCTAACGACGCTGTGCTGTACGCGGTTCAGGGCGCTGGAACATCACCCGTTCCTATCTCTGGTTTCACAACCATTGATAACAACGGCGATCTAAAGGTTGGATCCGATGAGGCTAACACTTCACTAATCATCACGACTGTCAGTCTAGATGACCCGACAAAGACAGCCACTGTGACTGTCACTGTCGCGGGAGCACTCATCACGCCGTGGCCAAACCCTAACACCATTCCCGACAGCGATGACGACGGTCTTCTAGAGGTAACTCCGGAAAAGCCAGCGTTTGCGGCTAACACCATCACCATTCCTACTGTGACAGGCGTTCAGTACAAGAATGGTGCAACAAACCTGACGAACGGGGCAACCATCCCTGTTGCTAACGGTACTCCGGTAACAATTACGGCAGTCAGCCGTGATGCCACTAAGTATGAAATTGCTAGCGGTGCTACCGCTAGCTGGACATTCACTTACGCGGCGTAAGTAAACAAATGGGCCAGGGTAGTCTACGGATGCCCTGGCCCATTTACCTAAAGGATTAAATCAATGGGTAAAATTACCGATCCGGCCAATAAGAACTACACATTCGGCCAAGAGTTTGATTATTCTGTATGGCCAGAGGGCTCACAGATTGATCTAGTCAACGTACCCTGGAACAATGACTATCGAGACATTGTCAAATTCTCGAACCAATCAGCACTAGACGCCTACATTAACGGTCTACAGCCAGTAGGTATCAAGATGCAAAAACTAAGCTACCTGAAACCCGGACAGAATATCCGGGTTAATCTGCCGTTCAACGTAGTTAACCGATTCAATTATCTGCGTGCGCAGAATCCCGTTCAGCCTGTCTCTGGCAGTGATGTTAAGAAAAACTTCTACTACTTCATTCTAGAGACTAAGTACATTGCTCCGAACACGACAGAGTTAACACTTCAACTCGACGTTTGGCAGTCTTACAACTTTAGCGTGCAATTCGGCAACTGTTACGTCGAGCGAGGCCACATCGGAATAGCCAACACCAATCAGATGCAGAACTATGGGCGCGATTACCTGACAACCCCTGAGGGACTAGACATCGGCTCAGAATACGTAGTCGGCTACAACGCCAACCGTAAGATTCTTTCAGTCGCTGGCACTAGCCTGAGCTATAACGTACTCGTGGCATCTACTGTTGACTTGACAAAAGATGCTGGCACCGTAGCCGCGCCAAAGCTGAACACGGCTAACGGCTCATTCATGCAGTTCATCACATCGGGAGCGTCATTCTACGCATGGCAGACAGCGGCAGGATTCACGCAATGGCTTGCCGATAACGCAGATAAACCGTGGGTGACTCAGGGAATTATCTCAATCTCCATCACGCCTCCGCTGGCTGACTTCATTGAGGTTCAGTCTGCGTGGCCGGATAACCCTAGCTCCCCGATGAAAGTTACGGGCGGGGCGCAAAAGGATGTTGCGTACAATCTCATGTCAGATTGGCGCAATAACTCGAACATCTTTAACGCAGGCATTCCTACCGCGTACTTAAAGCTAAAGAAGTTCTTTACGTACCCGTACATGATGGTTGAGCTAACTACCTGGCAGGGAACGCCGGTAGTTATCAAGCCTGAGAACTGGCGTTCCGCAGACGCCGTAATCAAGCTACGCGCCAACTTTGTGCCACCAGCACAGCGGCTAGTTGCATTCCCACAGAACTACAACGCCAATACAGACAGTGTTTCATATCATGACTATGGAGAATATCTAGACCTCGCGACAATCATTAACGGTTTCCCGCAGACACTAGCCGTTAACAATAGTGCAGTATCCTACATGGCCAGCAATAAGAACAGTATTGCATTCAGCTACCAAAACGCTGATTGGTCACAGCAACGCGCAATGGGGTCTGCACAGGCAAGCTACGACGTTCAGTCAAACGCTATCGGTGCAATGAGTCAGCTAACCAACATTGGTATCAACGCCGCAACACAGCAGACGGCAAACACAAATCAGAACATGGTTCGTCAACAGGCCGTCAACTCAATTGCCGGAACCGTAGGCGGTGCCGCAGGTGGCGCGCCAGGTGGGGCGGCGGGGGCCGTAGCTGGCGGCGCTAGTGGGGCAATTGGCGGGGCGGCAGGGAACATTAACACTATGTTCCAACAAGATGCCAATAACGCTTCACTGGCAATCAGCAACAACGCCGCACGAGAGGCAAACCAAACACAGGTTGGACAAGCCTCATTTGCACGTGACACAAACACTGACCTTGCGCGGTGGGCCGCACGTGGAGACTACGCAAACCAGGTTGCGGGAATCAACGCAAAGGTCCAGGATGCGAAGATGCTGCAGCCCACAACTAGCGGGCAAGTAGGCGGCGATGCATTCAACATCGTGAATGACACGTTTGAGGTTAAGCTACGTTGGAAGTGGCTTGACTACAATCACATGGTGATGATTGCGCAATTCTGGCTAAGGTACGGTTACGCAATTAACCGATTCATTACCCTGCCAGCGTCACTACAGGTAATGAATAAGTTCACGTACTGGAAGCTGACTGAGACTTACATTTCAGCGGCTAACGTGCCTGAGTCATTCAAACAATCAATTCGAGGTCTTTTTGAAAAGGGTGTAACCGTTTGGGCAAACCCTGACGATATCGGCAACGTAGATATCAACACAAACAATCCACTACCGGGAGTCAGCTACTAATGTCAAGTCAAAAGCGTGGCGGCGGGGCAGACGCCATTTACGCCGATCATCTAGGCGCGCGTTATCGATCCAACACAGGAACGAATAACGAGCAAGAGTCATACATGATGTGGCGTAGACAGTTAACTAACCTGGCAATGAACAGGTTCAAATGGGAGGGACTTCCCGACACTGTCGATGTTCGCTTCATGGAAATGATGCTCTTCTATTACGGGCTTGCAGTCTTCTACCATGACAAAGAACTAGACGTTGATCTAGTAGTGCAAGGCGCAGGAACAGCATACGTGAACATGCTACAAAACCCGGTAGCATTCAACGTTATTGGGCCAGGGCCTGGATTTACTCCGGACAGTCAGACAATGCGCACAAAGACACTGAGCGCATACAACCCAGCAATTGACTACGAGAAAATCGGGGAAGACCCTAAAGAAAAGTGTTTCCCCATTTGGGCAAACTACGTTCGCACGCCAGACCTAGACGTTGTAGCAATCTACGCACGACGATTTGCAATGTTCGACCGAACCATTGAGATTAACGCCATGCAGGCGCGCAAACCAAAGGTTCTACGAGCTAATCAGGATAACCAACTAACCCTGAACAACATTGCGCGCCAGCAGGATCAAGGCGCGGAAATCATCGTAGTTAACGGAGCATCCGTTAGCATGGATGAAGTAGAAGTCCTAGACCTAGGAATTGATCCTAACCAGTTAAGCGAACTACACTTAACGAAAACGCGCCTATGGAACGAGTGCATGGGCATTCTAGGAATCGACAACAGCAACCAGGACAAAAAGGAGCGGCTAGTCTCCTCAGAGGTTGACGCTAACAACGATCAAACAAGTAGCTTCAGGAGTGTACAGCTTAACGCTCGACGCCAAGCAGCAGAGCAAATCAACAAAGTATTTGGCTGTAATGTAGAGGTTAACTTTAACGTAGAGGTAGAGGCAGAGGCAAAGGCCCTAGCCGCACAGCAGGGCATGGAAGATCAGAACGACAAGCCAGAAAAGAGCAACGACAATGGCTGAGTTCACAATGGAACTTAAAGACGTTATCGAAACTGTATACGGAACAGATTTCGACACGTTCAACTGGGAACAGAAATACCACGACGTGACATACAAAGGTCAGGTATACAGGCATCTGCCCACAGTGCCAAGCTGGGACGGTCTAGGACTCGGTTATTACCCGATTTTCGACGAGGCATATCGACCTATTATCAACGGTAAAATCGTGACAGAATTTTACCGGCGCGAAATCTGTGTTGAGACAATCGACTATTGGATTCAACGAGTTGCAAGTAAGATGCAACTCATCATGCCGTTTTACAATAAGCTTTATAACTCGGAGCTTATCAAGTATTCAGCACTAGACACCATGAATATCGACTCGACGCGTGAAGACACAATGCACGCGGATGAGGTAAGCACTGGTACGAATAGTGCTGACAGCGACACAAAGAGTAACGCTAGGGCTGTAAACTCGACAACGCCGCAGACCATGCTGTCCCCGACAGAAGATTACGCAACAGGTGCAACAGACTCGAACAGTGACACGACAGCGAATTCAAATGCCACAAACAACGGGGAATCAACAAATGACGTAAGCAACAATGGCCACTCTCTAACCACCGGTTATCAAGGTGCGGCCTCTGATCTTATCGTTAAATTCCGTAATTCGTTTATCAACATCGACGCTATGGTGATTAACGAGTGGCAAGAAATGTTCATGGGCATTCTCAACTCATCCGACGACTACACACAAAGGAACTACTCATGGTAAGCGAAATCCCCGGTCTATCTATCCCACCATATGTGCCAGACTATCTACCTGTTCCTCAGGTAACACCATTCACATTCCGCGATGGAATGTCATACATTGAGCGCCTAGAAAATCTAGTAAAGTATCTTAATAGGGTACTACTGCCGGAGATTGAAGAACAGGTCAACGAGTTAGGCACAGAATTTGCTGACGAAATTAACAACCTGATTGAACAGGTTAATAACGCCGTTGACCAAATTATCAATAGCACCATTGTTGTACAGGACCCGGTTGTCGCAACAATGGTCAATGATCCAAACAGTCAAACTCGCCATGCAATGGATGCGCTTTACGCGTCTATTTCGGCGCTTAATGCTATGGGTGTGAGGATCGACGGAGTTGAGACTGATCTAGCCCAGGTTAAAATCGATTATGCTAAAACAGTTGACGTTCCAGGACTTGCATTTAACCGAAAGAAAAAGGCCGTTTTCTTTGGCGATTCATGGATGACAATTAGCGGAGCAATTCTAGCTAACAGCATCGCCGCAAATCTCAACCTAGATGCTACTAGTTACGCGCTATCGAACGCGGCATTTAACAGCGGTCCAGTAACACTTGAAAGCCAGGTAACAACAGCAACTAATGACAACAGTGTTAATAAAGGGTTAGTTGAAAAGGTTATTGTTGTTGCAGGAACAAATAACGTTTTCTGGGGCAGGGACTTCACATTTGATCTAGTCCGACAGTTCTGGTACTCGGTAAAGACACTTTATCCTAATGCTGAAGTGTACTATGTGCCTGATAACGCTAATGACTACAACAGTGGTAGGACATACCAATACAATATTTTAATGCAGGCGGCAGAATACGCTGGCGTTAAAGTTGCACACTGGTCAACATGGCTAACATGGTACAATAACGGCGAGTTCTACCTAGGCACAGACACTAATGGTAGGCAACACCTAACCAATAATGGCTACCTACAGCTTGCGGGCTGGATTGCATCATGGATTAACGGGACAAACCTAAGTGAGTATGGCATCGACCTGAAATTTACCCCCATCATCGATGACGCGAATTCAACGCTAACATTCATGGCCGGTAACAGCATGGCGGATAGCTTTACTAACCGTTCCTATCTAAAGAACGGAATGGTTTATCTAGACTTCCAGCTAAACAACCTTACCTATAAATCGGGGCAGACAACACCGTCATTAAGACTGCTTGGAACAAATGAGCCGTGGTCACCTATTTCCAGTAGCGGGCCAGGGTCAAACGTTCTAGGTAACGGGTTTGCTGGCAGTGGTTGGGCAGTGTCAAGCAACGTTTTACCTAACGCGCTCGGCTACCAAATTTACACACAGTGGGTGGGAGCGGGAACGTTCACACAGGTTCGATTTAACGCACAGTATTCACTACTAGGCGCGCTTCCCTAAACAATCAGTGGGCAGAATGAGATTTCATTCTGCCCACTGGAGGAACAATGGCAAAGCTTTTATACATTCAACCATATGGTGACAGCCTCATGGCGATGATGGATGACGGAACTCAGTACCTTGCATATAAGTCTAGTGCTGACGTGTGGACAGTCTCAGGCAACGGAGGCTCAACACCGCCAGATGACGGCACCCTTCACGTTGTGGACAATCCACCATCATCCATCACCGCAGTTGACGTTAACGGTGTAACGTGGACATTCAACAGTACTCAGGTAGGCCGAATGGTCGATGTGCTCAATGCCGCTATTCCGATCAGTGGTACCACGTATGATTCACTGGTGGTCGTGTTTATCACAAGCATCATTGAAACACACTTCATGAACCTGAGTAACACAACAGCGTATCCAGAATCAGGATCATTCCCAGACATTGACGGGGACGGATCAGACGGCACATCACTAGGACTATTTCAACAGACACCGCCTAATGGCTGGGGAACACCGCAAGAGCTCTGTACACCGAGCTACGCAACACGCGCGTTCATCGGAGGTTCTAGCGGTCCTAACAACGGCTCACCGCGCGGCATGTTCGACCTCTCACCAGCATGGAACAACGGACGCACTCCAGGACAGGCGGCCCAAGCAGTGCAAGGGAGCGCATTCCCAGACCGCTACGACACGGTAGTTCCTGTGGCAAAGCATTGTCTAGACGTGCTACTTGTATCATCCGGTTCTGGAGGCAACTTCTCATGGCCATTCAGCACATCGTCAGTGACAAGTGAATACGGGCCACGAACCGGCCCTATTGGTAGTTTCCACGAGGGTATTGACTTCGGCTATTCACCGGCCACGAGCGGAGCTAAAGAGTTTGCCTGTGCAGATGGTACAGTTGAGGCGATCAATCTAAACAGTAACTACGGATTTTCAGTACAGCTAAAGCATGGGCTAGACAGCTCAGGCAACAGACTAAGGACAATCTATGCACACATGTCAAGTTCCCCACTCGTGCACGTCGGTCAGTCAATCACAAAAGGATCGCTACTGGGATACCTTGGTTCCTCCGGCGACGCAACAGGACCCCACCTACACTGGGAGACTCATACGTGTCCCTCTGACGGCCCTATACGGCATAATACCTCTAGCACAACTTCGGGCGTTGCAATCCGAACCGCAATTAATCCGCGTGACTTTATGAAGACTTATGGGGATGGAAAGGTTCTCAGTTAAATTGGCTACCGGGCTAAAGTACTATTCATACGACAAAATCTTATCGTTCAACGCATTCTGGAACATGATTCTAGGCCCTCGCGGTGATGGTAAAACTTACGGGGCAAAGAAAAAGGTTATCAAAGACGCTATCAATAAAGGCGATTTGTTCATCTACCTGCGACGATATCGCGAGGAACTGTCACTATCAGCACGAACATTCTTTGCAGACATTGACCACGAGTTCCCTGATTACGACTTTCGAGTTCGAGGGTCATCTGCAGAAATGGCCCCAATCTCGACACGCGATGAAAAGAAACGTGTGTGGCAGGAAATTGGTTACTTCATTGCACTTAGCCGCGCACAGCAATACAAGTCAACAGCGTTTCCTAAGGTTAAGACAATCATTTTCGATGAGTTCATTATTGAAAAAGGCGCGGTTCAGTACATTGCCAATGAGCCGGAAGTGGTTAAGAACTTCTATAACACAGTAGACCGGTCAAAGGACAAGACACGTATTTTCATGCTTGCCAATGCCGTTCGCATTACTAACCCACACTTCATCGAATACAACATTGACCCTGACAAGGCGGACGAATTAGGATTTATTAAACGGTTCGTGCCTGAAATCAAGAATCCCTACATGGTCATTCAATTCATCGATGATGAAGAATATGTTGCAGGGGTTAAGCGTACAGCATTCGGACGCTTCATTTCTGGAACCGCATATGAAGACTACGCAGTTGGTAACGAATTCTCCGACAACCATAAGAACCTAATTCAAGCTAAGCCACCTAGGGCAATCTACCTATTCAGCATCGAGAGTAGCAAGGGAACCTTTGCAATCTGGATGGACAAGAAAACTGTGCGGTACTACGCAACGGCAAAGCGCCCAGGCAATGAAAAGATGTTCACAATCGTTCCTGAGCAGATGTCAGAGGAGAAAACGCTATCGACTTTCAATGACAAACACATGTCCATGTTGCGTACAGCGTTCAGACATGGTAGGTTGTTCGCTGACCGGGCTTCCACACGTAACGCGTTTGTGGAGATTTTCAAAAGATGAATAAAAACTATATGTTCTTTGGCTTCATTACAGTGGCCGCACTAGGCATTATCGGAGCGGCATTCTTATACCTAATCCAATCGCCCGGAGCTGATAAGTTCGTAGCATATATCTTCAACACGCTAGTCATGCTAGGTTCTATCGCAACAATGCTTTGGGGTCTGAACAAGGCACACAATCAGCAAGAGAAGACAGACGCAGAAGTCACGGTAATTAAGGCTCAAACAAATGGCCAGCTTCATGCCCGTGATGAGCGAATCAAAGAACTAGAGGAACAGCTAACCCAATCACGAGTTAGGGAAGCTGTAGCAACAACACGAATCGAAACAGTAAAGGACAAGTCGAATGACTGAGAACAACGACGAATCAACCCCTGTCTATGACGCGCTAGTAAACGGCACTCCCCAGGAAAAGAAAGCGTTCGTAGAGCGCGCGGCAAAGGCCGTATGGGGATTCATCACAGCATTCATCCTCGCGGCAATCGTCGCACTCATTCCACCCATGATTGCAGGCAGGTTCCCCGCGCCAGAGGAATGGATTACCGCGCTCGGACTAGGGCTAGCTGGAGCATTCGGCGTCGGATCGGCCGTCTACCATGTGAGCAACAAATGACCGTCACACTCTTCAACGACCCGGTACAGATGTACCGCAACAACCAAACCAGCATTGACGTTGTAATCGATGACGAACAGGGAAACGAGATAGATTACAGCAAGCATATTTGGCGTTGCTCATGGAGGCTGACAGAGAACAGTCCCACTTTTCTCCCCGCAATTGTTAATGCGACAAAAGACGGCCTCACAATCACATTCACCAGCGCTCAAACAGCGATGATGAACGGTAGCGGAGTACTCGACCTACTGTCAGAAGACACGGACGGAATACACTACTGGTTTAAAACGCCAACTGAGTGGGTTGAGAGTGTGACGGTATGAGAATCAGTACAGGTAATCAGACAATCCATTTCAGCACAGCTGACGGTAAAATCGTGATTGCTAGTGGTGGCGGAATACCGGGGCCACCAGGACCACAAGGCCCACAAGGCCCCCAAGGGGAGAAAGGCGACCAAGGAGAAAAAGGTGGTCAAGGATTAACCGGTGAACAAGGCCCACAAGGATTACCTGGACCACAAGGTGAAAAAGGTGATACGGGAAACGACGGTGCGCAAGGGCCAGTGGGTCCACAAGGCCCACAAGGCGATATTGGCCCACAAGGTCCTATCGGGCCAGACGGTGCAGATGGTCCGCAAGGATTCCCTGGCGACACTGGCCCACAAGGCCCTAAAGGTGACACAGGCCCGGCAGGTCCATCTATCCCATATGCCGCAGGCACAATAACACTCTCAGGAATGACAGCAAACACTGTAGTAAGCGCAAACGTCACTTTTCCAGCAGGACTATTTACAGCGCCACCTGTAGTAACAATTGGTATGGTATCATCCGTAGTGGCGGCAGTGAGAGCATCGTTCTCAGCCATTACCAAAGATGGTATGACGATTTACGGTGTAAGAACGGACACAGGAGCAACACTAGGTGTAACATGGCACGCATTCCCAGCCACACAGTAATCAAACCTGAGCTTATCGAAGTTGGCGACAAAATCAGTGTTCGCCACAAAGAGAATCAAGGCGTCACACTCACAACAGAGGGAGTAGTACATGAGATTCAAGTAAGTGGGAATATTCACTATCTCCGCACAGAAAAGGGTGCAACAATTGTTGCATGGGCTGTAGGACAGCCAACAGGGGTTGTCATCACGCTACTGAGTCGTCCTGAGCACAAGCAAACATCTATCGAGGCTGTCGATAGTTTCATTGACAAAGAAATGAGGGAACGAATCAATGGTTAACGTAGTATGGCCAAACGGGTCAAAGACAATGCCACAAATCTCTAGCCCATACGGACCACGAGCAGGAGGGCATAGCAATTTTCATGAGGGCACCGATTTCATTGGTTTCTCTATCGGTAAGGCGGTGCTAGGAGGGATTGTCACCCTAGCTGGACCGTACACCAAGGATGCTGGTATCAGCGTTGCCGTGGATAGCAAGGATCCTATTACCGGCGCCTCAATCACCATTGTTTACATGCACGCTAACGCAGTGCACGTAAACAAGGGCCAGAGGGTGGCCGCCGGTGATTCACTCATCACAGTAGGCGCAACCGGCAATGCTACCGGACCATGCGACCATACCGAGATTCGGCACTGGTCTGGCGGCAAGTACACAACCGTTAATCCTGCCACTGAGATTAAGAAATGGATTCAGCATGAGGCCGTGACGTCTAAGCCGGGACAGCAGACGCGCAAGGTTGGCAAGGTTGCGTCAAACGGACGCGGAGCACCCTCAACAGCGGCAAAGATCAATCAGGTTCTCAAGCCTGGGGTAGTTGGCACGTTCGACGGCTACCGTCACGCTCAGTCTGTTGAAAAGAATGACGTGTGGTTCCGGGGAGCTTACAATAAGAATTGGTTCTGGTCAGGCGGGTTTACTGACAAGTCTACGAAAGGTCTGCCGGAGGTTTAGATATCTTGATTAAGGGGAGGGTTGACGCTCTCCCCTTTGTCATGTATCATGTAAGTATGGACAAGGAAAAATTCATCAAGTGGCTTGAATCTAAGATTCAGGAGCTAGACAACTATGTTGACACTGACTACATGAAGCGAAGTGCCTTGACAAACATTTTGGATAGCATTATGTCTGGCTACTTTGACACGCCAAATACTATTCAAACACCATCTGCAGATAAAGTTGACCCTCCACCCGCTGTAGGCTGGTGGGGTAGGGGTGAACAACTTGCATGGCGAATTGGCTGGGAAGAGGGGCACAACGCCGGGTGGGAGGGTGCGTACAGGAAGTTGCATGAACACTAGAGAACAGTCGCACCTTAACCGGGCAATCAGAATCGCGAGAGAATCAACATGCAGACAAAAACACGGCGTCGTCATCGCCAAAGGGCCGAGAGTGTTAGCCGTTGCAGTCAATGAAGACCGCAACAACCCAAACAACTGCACAAATCCAAAGCTAGAGGCTAGCTATCATGCAGAGTTCAAGGCACTAATGCAAACAATAAATGCTAATGATGCCACACTGTATTCAGCACGAGTAAACAACCGCGGTGAACCACTGTATGCTAAGCCATGCGCGTCGTGTCAGAAAATTATCGAACGGGCAGGAATCAGAAAGGTAATCCACACATGAGCAAGCAAAACTGCATGTACACATTTGCCGTAAAAGCAGGACACGTTCATAGCTTTGAAGCTCCACACTTGCATGCGGCACAAACACTATTCCAAGAGAAGTATGGATACTGGCCAGCAGACGACCAACTTACATGGATCGAGATTGTAGAAGATGATTAACATTTGGGTTGTTGTCGCAGTCGTGGCACTATTTTTCCTCATCGGTTGCGGCGTCGGGCATGCGACAGCGCACGCGGATAGGGGAAATTCTGACAAGTCAGAATTTAACCGTGGGGGGTTTGAAAAACTAGCAAAACATCAGTACTACATGCGCAACACCCAAAACGCATTTAACCAAAACCAAAAATACAACTAATGAATATGAAGTTTCGCGCACTACGCACGCGCACGCGCGAGGCTTTGTACCAAACTTTGTATCAACCCGGGCATTCCACGATATGGATATAGAAAAACCCCGCGTGTCATTTGACACGCGGGGTTTCCTGTGCTATCACACGCATTCCACTATACGGAAATACGTAGTTTCAGTAGTGCTGAAAACGACACGCCCGGGATGCACGTTTATTTGACAACAGCGATTCACGGGCGTAAATTAATACATGTAAGGTCAAAGAAAGATTGAAGGGGCGAAGCAATGGGCGTCACACTGAAAGTCGAAACCGTAAAGGGTGGAATCTTCCTCATGACAAACGTCACAGTCTTGGGTGAGGGATTTATGGGGCGTCTCGAAGGCGGTAAAGAGGTTGGATATCGCCCGCAGAAGGGCGACAAACTCACAGCATACCGCGACGGCAAAATCCTGGATGAATGGACGGAATGACAATGGATATCAAAAGCTGGATTGAAGAAGTCCGCGACGGATACACCTTTACCGTAGAAGTTAACTACGGTAAAGGGTATGAGATTGTAGACGCGGGTTTTGCTAACACGCGAGTAATTGCGGCAAAGCTTGCAACGCGTGCAATTACCAAAGTGGCCGCGCAGGAACGCTGATTGTGCATGTCTCACCTATAGGCAATTGTCTATAGGCGGGGCAAGCATCACCAGACACTAAATAGGAGGAAACAAAATGAAGACATACACAGCATGGCGCTCATCCAGCAAACACTACAATTTCTATCTGCATGACGGATTCCACAGTGAATACCGCGGAAAAGCATCAATCACAATTGTCGGAGACAGTGAATCGTTTGTACCGTGGGCTAGGGCAGACAAAATGGCTCGCGCCATTGCCGAACAACTAGGTGCGACAAAGCTAGGGCATCGTGAGCGCATGATTACCGCGGTATCCAATTCAGGTGTACCCGTAAAAATGTATCGGTATGAAGTTCTAGATGACAAGATTAGGTGGGATGTATCAGCCTACAGAGGATGTGGGTATGTCATATCAGGCATTGAGTGATGGAACATGGGTTGCAAGAGTATTCGGCAACACCGAACCACACACCATCATACAGAGCCCTACAGGCACCCTGTACGCGCTCAAACTAGCCAAACCAGATATCTGGCACATAGCCGGATGGATAGCCCGTCAACCGGGTGTATACAGGCTCGCAGAAGTAGACCCGAAAACAGACCACAAACACACACGACGCTATGATGAGTTCCGTTTCATGGCGTACCCATTCTGAAAGGCAGAACAATGAGCAAGTATGAGCACCTTGATTTCCCCGAATCCGATAGTGTAACAATGACGGGGAAAGTTGTGAGCGTATCCAATAACGGTTATGCACGTCGTATTGTGTGGCTCGACAATGGTCGCACATTTCGCATTATCAAATCACAACTTGCCTTTGCAATTGATAATAAAGAGTACCGGGAGGAATCGCACACATTTGTAATGACACCGTCAGGAATTTACTTGAAACACTTTAAGGCGATTGACTAATGCGCGCCTACCGAATCATGCTCCTATGGCCCGAAATCAACACACGCACAAAGGCAATAATTCCAGAAAAAGAAGCCGCACAATACATTGATGACGTAATAAAGAATGGTTGCATCATTACAAGCATGAAAATGGTGATCGAGAAACGAGAGCAACCCGCAATGTCAATGTACGTACTAGGCCGGAACAGCAAAGGATAGTAATGGACATCATGCAACTCGACCCCGAATGGACCGCATGGGCCAAATGCCCATACAACAATTGCAAGACAGTTGCACATGCATGTTGTGCAGAACATTGTGAGGAGGCTATTACAGAGCACATTGACGAAATGCATTGAACATAGGGCCTCATAAATGAGGCCCTATGTCCATTAACGCAAAGAATGCAAATGCAATTCACACAATGTAATAATGCACGACACGTATTGACATTTCTAAAGGGGAAATCCACGTTTTGCCGGA